GAGCGTCGGTAAGTAAGTCTGTAGCTAGTGCCATATCAAACGCACCGGCAGTAGCAAACTTACTGACCTTAGGCAACAGAGCCATAGACTGTTCTGCGTCTTTACCCGCACTAGCTAGGAAGAAGTATGACTCAGCTAGGTCTGTTGGTCCTTGTTGTAGTTCTCCTCCAGCCGAAAGGTTAAGAGCAGCTTTCCTCATTCTATCGGTCTGCTCAGCAGTCACAGCCATGATAGACGTGGACTCAGTCATCGCCTGATCAAAGCTAGCGAATGACTTAACAGCTACCCCACCGGCAGCTATAGCAGGCAGAGTTAGAGCGACAGATAGACTCTTACCCGCTGTTCTAGCTGCCGTACCAGCTCCTCGTAGACTCGTAGCTAATGAACCGACTAAGACCTTAGACTTAGCCAAGACTCCATTAGCCATAGACAACTCAGCTCTCAGCTTCTTAGACCCAGACAAGAATCTACCTTGAGAGTCTCGAAGCTTACCGTCTACGTCTCTAGCGAATCGTTGAGTAGCTTTCGATGACTCATCAAGAGTCTTCTTGTAGCCTGAGTTCTCTCCGGTCAGTCTTACGACTAGATTCTCAACTTCGTGTTCACTAGCCATAGTCTTTACTGCCTTTCATACCTAAGAAAGAAAACCACCTAGCCCTACTGAGCTTAGTGGCTTCGTCTTTGTCTCGTTGAGTCTTAGGTTTGGTCTTCTTCCTAGTGAACCTTATTCGGAAGTCTCGAAGCTTAATTGACTTCTTGTTTCTAGATAGGACTCGTCGGACTTCTTGAGCTATCTGCATCAGGTAATACTGGTCAGGAGTTGTCCGGTCTTGGTCTTGTTCTAACCACACCATCCATAGTCGGTATTCTCTATGAGTTACTTCCTTGAGAACTCTAGCTAGAGGCATTCTGAGATGGGTGGCTAGAACAAACCAACCGTCTAACTCCTTTACTCGTTTCCCCTGTCTTCCTCTGCTTGGTCTTTCTTGTCTTCGCTCTCGTCTAGGTCTGAAATCTCTTTGACCTTCTCATAGAGAGTCTTAACGATCTTGTTCTTCCAAGAGAGGATGACTTGTTTAGGTACGTTCTGACCCTTCTTAGGGCCGTCAGCGTAGTAGAGACAGTAAGAGACTAGAAGAGGCTCAACGCTAGCTAGATTGCGGATAGATTGCGGCTTACCGCTCTCTCCTAATTGAGTGCAAGCTAGCATAGCGTTCCGGTAGTTAACCGCTGCCTCTCCTGTAGCCTCACGTAAGATGTATTGATCACCTCCAATCTTAACTGGAATCTCGATCAGTGTTACATCTTCAAAGTTCAGTTCTTCAACTCCCATAGTTCTTCGCTCCTGAGTTAAGTGGTTAGGGGTTAGTCAGTACCAACCGAAGTCTTGTAGTTAGGTGCCGTTTCAGCTCCGGTGGACGAGTCAACATTGGTAGCAACAATGACGATGTCGGCTAGGGGTTCTTCTCCTTCTTGGTTCTCTTGAGGAGTAAACGACCGAAGATAACCGAAGAAGTCTAGAGTGTCTCCGTTAGGGAAGTGAACCGTGATAGAACCGTTAACATTGACTAGAGCTAGGATCTGATCAATGACAACAGGATCATAGGCTACCGTGGCACTAGCGTCGGTTACTTCGTAGAGACTTCTAGCTGCCTTGGTTCGGGTAGCACTATTGAACATGTTGGTAATGTCAATAGGATCACCACCGTCGATACCAGGCGGAGTTACAGTCTTCTCCCAGAAAGATACGTCGGCATCAGCAGCGAACGCAATTTTTGTACTAAATCCATCGTCTAGTCTTGAACCAACAGGAGTTGATCGTGAGGTTGTGCTTAGTGTCATTTCTGACTTCCTTTAAGTCTTGGTTATTGACGCGACAGCATTCACTACAAATACTGTTCTCTTGCTAGTTGGAGAGTCCTTACCTATGAACAAAGGTGGACCGGTTCTTGTTATTGCTTGAATCAGATAGGTTGAGCTGTCTATGGTTACCGACTCTCTATAGATAGTTGAGTCTAGAACCTCTGCTATATCTCTTGCCCTACCGAAGCAGTCTGTATACTTAGCTGATCTAACTCTTATTTGGATTCCGTACTTTTCTGTTCTAGACGAAGCGACCATATCACGTCCTTGGTCGATTCCTTCTGTACCGTAGACAGTTATGCAAGAGTCTGGATTCTCAGATTCCACAGCAACACCTATAGGCCAACTACCGCTAGCACTAGGTAACGTACCTAGAGCATTGTTTATTAGGGAGCGTCTTACAATGTCTTCTGGACTATGGTCTAGCTGTCCTGTCATTGCTTCTCTATCCTGACTTCGTGACTACCCTTTAGGTTGCCCGTATCAACAGGGGTATTCTTCATGGAGTCTCTTTGGATTAAGAGTGCTCCCACAGCTAGCGACTGAACTATAGACAAACCTGATTTGAACCCTCTTAGAACCGTCTTGATAACTTGCTTGCGGTTTCTTCGGTAGGCATTCTCTAAGAACTTAGCTTCACCTACGTGATGATATGCCGCTAGGTTCTCGTGTACGTAAACAGCGTACTTAACACCGAACGAGCCTACTATAACTGACCCTTCCTGTGTCTTAGAAGACCTTTTCCTAGCCTTGAGCTTACCTACCAGTCTGTCTACGCCTTTGACGTTATTAGACCTAGCCATTACTTCTACCCAATAGTCTTTGAGCTGTCTCTGTTCCCGCCTCTCCTCCTGAGAAGAAGAGTAGTGTCAGAATCTCAGTCTCGTCGAAGTCGTTTGCTGTTAGATAGAGTATGACAGCTAGGATAGCTAGACGAAGAAGACCCCACATAGGGTGATGGTGATTGTTAGTTAATTGACTCACCCTATGCTCCTTAGTGTTTTGGTCTTGCTGGGTCACTATCGAACTTCACTGTTTTTGGTCTAACTGATCCGACATATAGAATTGGTTTACCGTCTTTAACCAACTCACTTGCTCTAGCTACTGCTTCCCATTCTTTTCCGGTTGCTATGTTCTGTACCCTGTAAGACTCTGAGTAAGGTCTAGACTGGGTAACCTTTGTTCTCCAACTTTCGTACACTCTGTCTTGATCATCTTTATGGATAGCCCGAAGCCATCCGTTTCCAAGCATCTTCTCTCTAGGTAGACCGAATGACCTACATAGCCAACCGTTAGCATGAATACAGTTGCCATCTAGATCACAATAGAAGATTCCAATTTGGAGTGCGTCACATAGTATCTCGTCTACTATGTCTAACTCTGCTTTGGTCTCTCTTGTAAGCTCTGCTGCGGTCTCTGCAATCTCCAAACGTGTGATGATTTCTTTCGCAGCTTCGGAACCGAATTCATCCCGAAGATCAGAAGCAAATTGAACACTACGAATGATAGAAATAACGTGCTTCCGCCAAAGAAGAGCGACACCACCAGCAGCAACACCCCAGCTAAGAAGTCTTTCTCCAACATCAAACCATTCACCTATGCTAGAAATATCCACATTGAAGAACCTTACTACTAGCCTTCTTTAATCAGCGTGAATAACTATTTTCAGGTCTCTTCTCTTAACCGGAAAAGTATCAGACTCACTACCTGTGTAGACTACGAAGTAACCGTAGTACTCTCCAGCTACGTCTACGTCTGCTGATTGGAAGTCATAGGTAACCTTACCGTTACTGACGTCAGTTACTCTGAGTTGTATTAACTACCCAGAAGATTAGGTCTACTAATACCTAGACTCTTAAACACATCACCTGCGACGTAGTCGCCAACCGTCACGTTCCCAAGCCCGGCGAATGCCGACTCGGCATCCTCTGTTGGTTCACCGGACACCCACATCGTGCAGTCCGAGTTGCTGCCAGCGAGCTGCGCCAACACTGCAAACGACTGCTGCCTCGCGGACGACTCGCACGCATAATGCGTCGCGACTCCCGACGACAGCAACGGAACGGTAAACGTGAACTGACCACCCAACGGGTCGAAGTACGCCGCTGCCGCTGCGTTCATCGCCGCGAGTTTTGCCGCAGGAATAATGATCAGCACTCTGTATGTGTAGTCGCTGCTCATGGCTACACCGCGATGCCGTAGATGTCAGACAGGTACGACTCGACCAATGCAATATGGTCGCCGCTTAACGCCGAGTCGTAGACAAGACACTGAAACAGGTGCCCCGACAGATTAGCCGCTCCCGATGGATTCGCTCCAAAACGCCAAGCGGTCTGGTTGTATCGCCTTGCCCCGTCGGACGAATCCAGCGTGCCATCTGCCCCGATAGTAGACAGCGGCAGGGCTGACCCGTTGTGGCGGATTGTCTCTGACGTCCCGTTGAGTTGAGACGTGATGATGTACGCACCCGCTGTCATTGTTGACGTGCAACCCCTGCCGTATGATTTATTGTCGACCGCACCCGTGTAGGCTAATTGCGTACACACCTCAGACGATGGCAGCCCCGTGTCGCCCAGAATCAGACCGCACGCAGCATCCCCTGCTGAGCCACCAGCCTGAGTGTAGAGAGTGGCTTGCGCTGCCGTCGCTGATGTAATGTCGGACGGAATCTTCAACACATAGAATATCGTGCAATCGGTCAACGACCACGATGTTGCAATGTCGAAAAAATCATCAGTCCCGTCGAACAGAATGCCCGGCTGGCCATTGAGAACGCCCGTTTTGTACGTACCGCGTTTGGCGAGCGTAGCCTGCGACCACGTGCGGTTGTTCCCACTGCGGTCGTTAATCTGCTGCACAGGGTCATTGTTAACCGCTGGTGTCGATCCTGCGTCGGAATACACCTGGTATCTCGCATCAGCCCACAGTTGCAGACCGCTGATGTCGGTCGGTGCCCACGCGTCCGTGATTGCGCCTCCTACTGTGCTTATCCTTCTTCTAACAGGTAGGGATACTATCCTTTGTGTACTTAACCTAGTACTCATCAGTTCAGAACCTTAACTAATGCGTTGGCACCCGCAGCACTGTCTAAATCAAACAGGAATTCAATTAGGGTAAATCCTTTGATGTCTACGTGGATATGAGCTGGAATGTCTCCTGTAGGACTAACAACTTCAACAGATGTATTAGTGTTGACCCAACTAGCAGCAGCAATCGTATCAGCTAGGAATCGGCTACCCGTATAACCCACAATGTTGCCTAGCGTAACAGTACCTTGAAATAGAGGCACAGGAATCCAGACAGGAGTTGCTTGATTGTCCTTAGACCAACCAATAATCCTCATATCGAATGCTTCATTAGCAGCATCAGTACCGCACGGTAGAACTAAGATAGTATTAGGTACGGGACCGAACGCTGAAGGGTCATACACTCCGTTACCGCTAGGCTCATTGGTTGTGGGTAATTTAGAGGCGAACTCTGTATCAGCAGAGTTGGTAGCTAGAGCTAGCTCAAACGGATTGTCGCCAGTTAGATTAGTCATATATCAATTCTCCTTAGTCTTAGTCGCGTATCCGTTAGCTACCATAGTCTCACTCACGTCTTCGTCATCTAGATATAACTTACCTAGGACTCTATTGAGGGTGAGAATATCCTTTATGTCTTCAGACCCGTTGGTAGGTATGTGTAACACTACTTGCTTGTTTTGAATTAACTCTTTGAGGAACTTCTTAGCAGCTAGTCCTCTTACTTTCTCTTCCTGATCTGTAGTCCTGCTCTCCGGTGCCCAGCAATCTAACAGCCTTATTCTCAGTCTTCTTCGTATCTCTACGTCTACCGTATCGCCATCAACTACATAGACGACTCTAGCAGTAGTGGTCCAACCTAGGTCCGGTGCTTCAGCTATTGATACGGGAGCAACCAAACCCAACATAACGAACACACACAGACCTAGGCTAAGCCACTTCATACCAAACCTCATCTAGAGCCAGGAGTCTTAACTATTCCACCGCCACCACCCGGAAACGCTGACTCATGAGCTCCACCGTCTCCATCAAATCCAGGAGCATCAGGCCATCGTCTCTTCCAGATGTTAGCGACGTTAGCTGGGATACCCTTAATCGGGGTTAGATCGTTCGTAGAAGGAATCCATAGCGTAGGTCTCCTCTCCTCGATCATCTCGCTAGTGGTGAATAGGTTCTCAGGATTATAGACACCCTTATCAAAAGCATTAGGAGCTATC